TTAAAAGCTTCTGAAAGAGGTTATTTAAGAGGACTTGATGGTAGAAAGCTGAGAGTGCGTTCAGCCTTCTCAAGCCTTAATTTACTACTTCAATCAGCCGGAGCATTAATCTGTTCAAAGTGGCTGGTACTCATGGATAAAGACCTTAAACAAGCTGGCTACAAAAGTGGCTGGAATAACGACTACAGCATTGTCGGATGGATACACGACGAATGTCAATTAGCAACACGAAAGGAGATTGCAGAAAATGTCGGTCATAGATTTCAAGAAAATGCAAAAGAAGCTGGCAAATCGTTCAACTTCAGATGCCCAATCGAAGCAGACTTTAAAATCGGACAAACATGGAAAGATACGCACTGATTTGTTACCGGAAAAGTCAGATGAATTAAATACATTAATTCCCATGCAACAAACAGAAGATATTACGCAACTTATATTATATGTCATAGCCAATGCATGGGAAAAACCATTTGGTTTAAACTCCAAATACGCAAGAGATAATTCACTTCCACTTTCAATAGCAGTACAGCTCGGTCATGTGACAACAGAGTTTGCACCAAACAAATTTGGAAGAAAGTATTTAGCTACTCAAGATGGAATTGATTTTCTGCAAAACTTTGGAAACTTTGATGATGACTTTGATGGATTTAAATAATGAAACCAACAAAGCCATTTGAGTTGCTGATTGATGCAGACCCAATATTGTATCAAGCACTCATTGCTAGTGAGGAAGAAATTGAGTGGAATGACAATGATATTTGGACATTAGTTTCTGATTTAAAAGTTGCTAAAGAGATTTTTAATTCAAAAGTTACTGACCTTATTCATTTGTCAGGATGCTCACTTTATTCACTTTGTTTTAGTGACACAAAGAACTTTAGAAAAGAATTTGCTCCATACTATAAAGGCAACAGAAAAGGCAAAAGAAAGCCTTTAGGATTTAAAGCCTTTAAAGAATGGGCAATGCTAGAGGGTGTTAATAATGAAGCTGTTGGAAGAAGTTTACTTTGGCCAAACTTAGAAGCTGATGATGTCATCTCTATACTAGGCACAGAGCCAAAACCAAAGCATCCAAGAGTAATTTATAGCATTGATAAAGACCTAGAGAATGTAAGCGGAACACATTTAAAGATAGAAGTAAAAGATGACAATGTTCTTGTTTTGTTCTTGACTCTAACACCGGAAGAAAGTTATAAAAATTTCCTAACTCAGTGTTTATCTGGTGACCCAGTAGACAACATTTCAGGCTTAAAAGGATATGGCAAAGTTAAGTCAACTAAAGCCTTAGAAAAAAGTCCTACATGGAGAACAGTTGTAAGCACTTACATCTCATCAGGGATGACGGAAGCTGATGCAGTTGAGACTGCCAGACTTGTCCATCTTCTTACTTGGGATGATTACAATAGGGAAACCGGCAAGGTCAGATTATGGAAACAAAGCCACCAAAAGATAGTGAAGAAAGATACTACACTTGGGTGTTGAGAAAATTAAAAGAAAAAGATGGAGGGCAAATGGAAGTAGAAGACGTGAACAGAATTAAGCACCAACAATATTTAGCTAAAGAAGCCGGAGTAGATTTAAGTGAAGAATTTGATGCTGTTACTTCACCTGACCATTACACAAGATTATTAATCCAACCCATAGAATTCCTAATGCAAAACGACATGGAATATTGGAGAGGATGCGTAATAAAATATGCTTGCAGAGCTGGTCATAAGCATCACTCAGGCAAGTCAATACAACAATCTGAATTAGACGATTTAGATAAAATTTTAGAATATTGCACCTTTAGAAAAAGACAAATACTAGGTGAGAATATTACAACTGGAGATGAAGATGAGACAGCTAAAAATGATAGAAAAGCTGTTAACTCACCTTAAGCTCTCACAAAATTTATTAGATGAATTTGAAGACATAGAAGGTGGTTTTAACAGCCATGCAAAATCAGTTAGAAAACAAATTAAAGAGATTATTTATGAAGCAGAAAATTTCATAGACAAAGAGATAGCAGTTTAGAATTTTTTATAAACTCCTTTCGCTAAACTGCAAATTGAGGGTCATCAGCATACTAGTTTTGATGACCCTTTTTTTTCCAAAAATTAAATTAACCGGAGACAAATAGAATGAATTATGAGCCATCAACAAGAGCCAAAGTAATTACAAGAAGAACGTACAATAGACCATTGAATGATGAAGCAACTGTGTTTGAAACATGGGAGCAGACAGTAGGAAGAACAATAGACCACCAACGATGGCTGTGGCAAAGAGCCAAAGGTCAACCACTTGATATGCTAGAAAGACAAGAGCTTTTAGATTTAGCAGAACTTTTAAAAGATAGAAAAGTTGCACTTAGTGGTAGAACAAATTGGCTAGGTGGAACAGAAAAAGCAAAGAAAAGAGAAGCTACACAATTCAATTGTTCCGCTAAAGAAGTGATGACAGTCCACGATATTGTAGACTTATTTTGGCTACTTTTATGTGGAGCTGGGACTGGATTTAAAGCAAAGGTTGGACACCTTAATGGCTTTGCAAAACCTCTCAATGTGATACAGAAGTTTTCAGAGCAAGATAAGTATCATAAAGGTGACCCAAAGAACTTTGAAGGTTACAACGATGAAACAAAAACATGGACTATCAAAATTGGAGACAGTGCCGAAGGATGGGCAAAAAGTGTAGGAAAATTGATTGCACATCCATACCCAAAAGCTGAAACACTTATAATTGATACAACTGATGTTAGAGGAGCTGGACAGAGAGTATCTGGATTTGGTTGGATATCCACCGGTGATAAAACATTGCAAAAAGCTTTGTATGATATTTGTATGTTGCTTAATAAAAGAGTTGGTGAACTTCTTTCAGCGATAGACATTACAGATATAATGAACCACCTTGGCACAGTTCTTAGCACAAGACGTTCAGCTGAAATTGCATTGATAGATTATGGCAACGTAGAATGGAAAGACTTCGCACTTATGAAGAAAGACCATTGGGTTGATAATCCACAGAGAAGCCAAAGTAATAATACAATCGTATTTGAAACTAAACCATCTGAAGATGAGTTAAATAATATATTTGATATTATCTTAGAAGGTGGTGGAAGTGAGCCGGCATTCTATAACGGCCAAACTGCAAGAAAACGTGCTAGATGGTTTAGCCTTACTAATCCATGTGGCGAAATTCTACTCTCCGGAGCTGGTTCATTTTGCAATTTAGTTGAATGTGATTTGGCTAAATTTAATGGTGAATTCTATGAACTTAAAAGAGCATTAAGACTTATTAGCCGAGCAAATTTCAGACAAACTTGCGTCAATTTAGACGATGGAATTTTATCTAAATCTTGGAACGAAAGTAATAACTTCTTACGACTTTGCGGAACTGGATTAACCGGAATTGTTCGTTGGGAATTTAAAGATGATGCTGTTAAGTATGAAGAGCTTAGGAAGATTGCTAGAGCTTCAGCATTTGAAATGGCTGATGAATTAGATTTACCAAGACCTAAAGCTGTTACAACAGTCAAGCCAAGCGGAACTATGAGTAAAATCATGGACACAACCGAAGGAGTTCATATGCCACTTGGTAAGTACATAATGAATAATGTTAACTTTCAAAAAGATGACCCAATTGTACAGAAGCTAAAAGATGCAAACTACCGAATAATGGATAATCCGTACCAACAAGATGGATGCATTGTGACATTTCCAGTGGCTTGGAATGATGTAAAGTTTGATACAGTTGATGGTTTAGAAGTAAATCTAGAGACAGCTATTGACCAACTCAATCGTTATAAACTTCTTATGAAACATTGGACTGACCACAATTGCAGTGTGACAATTAGTTATTCACCTGATGAAGTTCCGGAGATGGTTAAGTGGATACTTCAACATTGGAATAGTTACGTCGGAGTTTCATTTCTACTTCGTAATGACCCAACCAAGACAGCACAACAATTAGGATTTCCATATCTTCCGCAAGAAGTGACAACTAAAGAAGCTTACGAAGAGTATTCAAGTCAGTTGAAGCCTTTTGATTTAGATGCAGTTGGACAGATGGTTGATGAACTTGAAGACGATTGTGAAGGGGGAAGTTGTCCTATTCGTTAATACTTCGTACACATTTGAATTTTACGTTTATAAAGGCAAATATAACGAAACCCTGTAAACGCATCGCCATATTCTTTTGTCCATTCTTTAAATCTTCTTCTATCAATTCTGTATTGAAAGTCACCATGGATAACATCTAAATCATCATCATTAGTTTGAAAATTTTGTGGCATTATATTTCCATACCTTAATACATCAAGGCACTCTTTATGTGTCATAGAACTAGTACTTATTTTTTCACTACTAAGTTCTACACAACCAACATCAGCATGACTATCAGAATAAGCTTTTGACCAATAGCCAATCTTAAAGATGAAGAAGGCTATCACTAATCCAAAGATAAATATTTT